CGACGACCGCATTATGCCCCATAACCCCCTGCGGGGTATCGAGGGGTTCAAAGCGGGGGAATCGGAACGATGCTACCTCACCCTCGACGAAGTAAAGGCTATGGCTGCGGCGCATTGCAAATACCCTGCTTTGAAAAAGGCGTTTATGTTCAGTTGCCTGACAGGAATCCGTAAGAGCGACATCGAAAAAATGCGGTGGAAAGAAGTCCAACAGCACGGGGAGTTCACCCGTATTATTTTCAAGCAGAAGAAAACGGGCGGGCAAGAATATCTCGACATCAATCCACAGGCAGCCTCCTACTTGGGCGAGCGAGGTAAGCCCGACGACAGAGTGTTTGTCGGCTTCAAATATAGTTCCTATATGATAACGGAGTTAAGAATGTGGGCAGTTCGTGCTGGTATAACAAAGGATATAACCTTTCATTCCGGCCGGCACACTTTCGCCGTTTTGATGCTCGACCTCGGAGCAGAAATTTATACCCTGCAAAAATTACTCGGACACAAAGAGATTCAGACCACCCAAATATACGCCAAGATTCTCGACAAAAAGAAGCAAGAGGCCGTGTCGATGATACCGAACATATTGCCGGAAGAAACCGACAAAGAATAGCGGCTACGGCGTTTTCCTGAACATTTCTCCCTGCCCCGTTAGCAACCAATGGGCGGACACGCCGTAATCTCTGACAAGGTACACCAACCACGGTAATTGTGCGCTATTCTGCGTGGTATTGGGATTTTTCGCTTCGAGGGCATTCAGGTTCCACCGGTTGATATTATATCGGTCGGTAAACGTCTTTTTCCCTCGTATCACCCCCTTTGCTTTCAGGGCGTATAAAGCCTCGAAAAATCGGGCTGTTATTTTTTCGTTTTCGCTTTGCTGCATATCTTTTCTGAATGGGCGTTTGCGGCCTTGAATTTTGCGTCTATTTTATTTTCTCGCTCCTGTAATAATCTTTGCCATTTTGCAACCAATTCGGGGCTGAAATCGGGCTTTTTGTGTCCGATAACTATCAACTCGTAGTCTCGCAACTCTTCGGGGGTCATTACAGGCATATATTTCTCAATGTCGAGCAATGCAAGCATATTTTCGAGCATTGTTTTCCGAATGTCCGCATACTTGGGTTCTTCAATCATATCCCCCTCGCCGGTCAAAAACCAACGGGCGTTGATGTCGGGCAACTTCGATACGATTGTCATTACCGGCGTGATACCGAAATTTTCCCCTTTTAGCAACTTGGCAAGATATTGAGGCGTCCAGCCCAACAAATCAGCAAACTCCCGTTGTCGCCCGCCTGTTTTATATTTGATTATTTCGAGTAACCTTGTGTTCATAAATTTCAATATAACGGTACTTTATATCGGATTTGTCCGAACTCTATTATCCTGCAACGGCAGAGGTGGCATTGCCTCCCTGCTGGGCAGGCATTTTTTTGCCTTCCGCAATTTGCTGTTTCAACAAGGCAACCAACTCGTCTATCTGCTTGTCCTTGCTTTTCAGGCTTTCGGCCTGCGTTTGTATCACCTCCCAAACATTTGCCGGAATAGTTACGACACTTGTTCCCGCCTCCACGGAGTTCAGCATATTGCCCTCGCCTGTCATTATCCAAACTTCGTTTATATTTCTATCGACAGACGCTAATTTCTGCACAAATCTTTCCGACAAAGGCACTTTTCCGTTTACTATCTGTGAGAATGAGGACTTTGTATAACCCAGTTTCTCGGCTAATTCTCGCTCGTTTTCGGCGTATTCCATAAAAACGAGCCAATTTATCACCTTTTTAATTCTTTGTGTTTCTGTCATTTGCAAACAAACTTAAAATTAAATCGCAACTTTGTGTCGAAAATTTTGTTTGAAATCGAAACAAAGTTTATATTTGCACACGGGTTTTAATAAAACCGCATTCAAAAATATGAAGAAAAATTTGAAATCGAAAATAAACCAAACAGTAAATGCAAAAATAATGGAACAAAAGGTTTTCAAAACGGCCTATCAAGAGGAACAGGAAGCCAAAGACATGGCTATCTACAACGAATGGAACGAGTTAATGTCCGTTCCCGGACAAAGCGCAACAGGCGTAACCCAACATTTGATGCAGAAGTACAACATCCATTCTTCATCAACTATTTGGGTTATGCGTAAAAGAGCCGAAAAACGGCTTAAAAGGGAGGGAAAATTATGAGTACAAAGTTAAGCCCCGAAGCTGCACGAGCCAAGTACGAGTACAACAAGAAATACCAGCAACGGTATTGGGAGAAAAAAGCTGCGTCAAAACGGGCTGCCGCCCAACAACAGATACAGACGGAACCGGTTTCGGTTTCCCGCAATGGTATGGACGACCAACGGTACATCACGGCTCTCGAAGCCTCGAACAAAACACTCAATAGCGAAAATCGACGGCTCGTGAGGCTTTTGCATAACTATCAGAAAATTATCGCTCAATCAACGGTTGCGGCTTTATGAAAAAGGACAAACAGACAATCGCAAAATATACCCGCCTGTATGCAATAGGCTTATGGGGAATCCTATCCATCATTTGGCTTTCCGGCGAACCAATAGACGACATGGCTTTGGGGAAATTCTGCTTGCTGAAAGGAATTGGGCTGGCATCGCTGGGGTTATGCTGCCTCGTAGGGAAAAGGCTCGATAAAGCAGGGCTGCTGCCTGATATGGACGATGAAAATGATTGTGAGATATGAGCTGCCCGGTATGTAACGGATACCCCGGTTGCCCAAGTTGCACACCGGAACCTCGAATGATAACCTGCCCTGCCTGCAACGGAACGGGCGAAATCTACTACAACGAGAACGGAGACCGAATCTCCGAGGAAGAATACGCCCTGCTGCCCGCCGATGCAAGAGGGGTTGAAAGTTGCGAAGAATGCTATGGGGCAGGTAGCATAGAAGATATTTACGGACTTGATTATGACTAACGCAATGAATGATAAAGACAAACAACACCGCTCGGAGGAATTTCAAGAACTAACCTCCAAAATAGACCGGCTCGAAAAAATAGCCCTATTGGGGGCAAAAAACGTCCTGACGATAGATGATGTTGCCCTAATAACAGGGTTCACGAAAGGGCACATATATCGCCTGACAAGCGGGCAAAAAATCCCGCACTACAAGCCCAACGGACGTACCCTCTATTTCAAGAAAGAGGAAATCGAAGATTGGATGCTGCAAAACAAGATACAAACAAATACCGAGATTGAAAGTGCAGCCACCACCTACACAGCAATCAACAAAAAGAAGTGAGTTATGGACGATAGCCTCAATACAGCGAAAGCCCGCATCCGGGCAGCCTTTGAATCCGGAATCAGGATGACAACGGCACAGGGAAACCGCATCGGCAAAACCGTCGATTTCCGCAAAATTGTATCGCTCCTCAAAAGCGAGGGATTCGACATACAAAGCTATTGGAACGAAAAGGACGGGCGGCGTTGGAAAACCTACTACCACCAATACCCGCTGCCACAGAAAGGGACACGCATGAATGAATTGGGGCAATCCAAACTGCAATTATAAACCGGCTGGGGAGGCGAGGCGGCATTACGCTAAGGTGGCGATTTAAGTGCGCTCACGGACTTCGCCACCTCTATTTCGCAGGTTCGAACCCTGCCCCCAGCGCAAGCAAAGCCCGAAGCTGTAAGAGGGCAAAAAATCAGCAATTATGAGTGACATCATCGAAATCAAACAGGCTGAGATGCTGCAAGCAATCAACCGGGCGGAGGTAGATATCCAAATCGCCACCGCAAAGCAGTACCCTCGTGATATTTACGGGGCGTTGAACAACATCAAGACAATCGCCACGCTCGACAATTCGACGGCAGAAGATTGTTTCTATGCCCTGCGCCGACAGGGGACACTCATCGAGGGCGTATCGGTACGCCTCGCAGAGATTATCGCCGGAGCGTGGGGAAATATGCGGGTACAAACCCGTATCATCGGCAACGACGGCAAGACGATCACGGCACAGGGCGTATGCCATGACCTTGAAACCAACCTTGCCGTTTCGGTCGAAGTGAAACGCCGTATCACGGACAAAAGCGGCAAAACCTACTCGGAAGATATGCAGGTTACAACCGGCAACGCAGCATCGGCAATCGCTTTCCGAAATGCAGTTCTGAAAGTAGTTCCCAAAGCCGTAACAAAACGGGTCATCGACGAAATCAAACAGGTTGCGCTCGGCAAAGCCATAGACCTCGAAACCCGCAGGCAGAATATGATTGCCTACTTCGGCAAACTGGGTGTATCGCAGACGGACATCCTCACCTACTGCGGCGTGAAACGTATCGAGGAAATCACCAGCGAAATGGTGTTCGAGTTGAGCGGCCTGAAAAACGCCATAAAGGAGGGCACAACGACCGTAGCCGAAACATTCAAGCAGAACACCGCCGACGCAGAGAAGTTGGCCGAGGACGCCCGTAAACAGGCCGAAGCCAAACGCCGCAAGGTGGCGGAGGCTACCGCCGCAGCTATGGCTGCAACACAAGGTGGCGGACAACCCACCGAAACATCGGAGGCCGTGAATCCCGAAACAGGCGAAGTAACAAAAAAATAACCGCTCGAAAGAGCATAATTCAATATAACAATGGATAACGTAGAAATCAAAAAATCGAATCTCGAAGCAGCGTACAAACAAGCTGACGACAACACGAAAAAACTGCTCGCCACATTGTTCGGCGATGCGGTAACAACTAAAGATGACCGCCCAGTAACGGAGCGTATCAAGACGTTCGAGGACGCAATGGCTGCAATAGACAGCAACCACCCATTTGTATGCGATTTCCGAGCGTTTTGCGCCCAATCCGACAACATCAGCCCTGATATGCTGGCGTATCTCAAACTCCGCATCATCTGCGCTGCCTTAAACGAGGGCTGGGAACCGCAGTTTACAGAGGATGAGTGGCGGTATTATCCTTGGTTTTACCTCTACACACAGGCGGAACTCGACGACATGGGCGACGGGGAAAAGCAGGAGCGGCGAATGATTGACACCGCTGACTATGTAACTGAATATGCGGGCTTCTGCTCTGCGAGTTCGAGTGAAGCCCCCTCGGATTCGTCTGCGAACGTCGGCTCTCGCCTTTGCTTGCGGAGCAGCGACCTCGCCATTTACTGCGGAAAGCAGTTCATCAAATTATGGGCTGATTTCAACTTAACCCGCAAATAAAAATATCAGGGAGGGATTTTCACCCTCCCTATTTTCAAAACCTCAAAATTAACAGAAATGGATATTCAAAACATCGTAAAAGACCTGCAAAAGTGGCAGGAGGAAAACAAAGAAAACCGGAGCGTAATCATTATTACCTCTGAATGTATCGCAAAATCCGAGGGGGGGGGTAAACGCACCAGCGCATCTCTCATAGGGGTTGTTGGTTCAGAAGGAATGCTCGTGCCCTCCCTTGTAAATGCCATTACCCAACACTCCGATTTCTTCGACCTACTCCGTAAGGCCACAAAAGTTGCGGCAATAGATACAATTTCCCAAACCATTAAAGACGTAAATTAGTATGAGCAATACAGTAATACGACCCAAAGACCGAGCCGAATGGCTCGAATA